AATGTCCAAACTAGCTAACTTGTTAAAAGTTGTAGGTATTTCGATATTAATTATGGCATGTTACTTTGTAGGTGCCATTTTTAGTATACTGCTATCACCTGTTGTCATTGGGTTGATTGCATACGCAGTATATAAATTAAATAATGACAAACAAACTAACGAAAAGGAGTAAATTATGTCGACACTAAAAGAAACTTACAGAGATGATCCAGATAGCAGACTTGCTAATATGGAATTAGTTTTAGATGAATCTGAAACTAGTATGGTGACAGGTATCAATACTTTAGTTGATACCATTATTACACCTTTCATTGACAATGAAGATTGGTCTAGAATTGCACAATGGAATTTTGATTCTATTTATGGTTGCTTTTATAGACACAACGAAATGTGTAATGCTTCTCTCGACAAAACTAAAGAAGCTACTCGAGAAGCTGTGAGAGATGATGTTGGTACAGAAATTACCAAAGGTAAGTTATCATCATTGATCTTCAGAAACAAAGTGCAAACTTTGAATTGCAGAAGATCACAGCTAATTGTTGATACTCTTGAGAAGAAATACAAAGACATCTTTGGTAAGTCTTATGTTCCTGTTTCTAAGAGAACTTCAGTTACTGATAAGATTTATGTTGATAAAGCTGAGAAGGATATGTTGTTGGCAGAAGCTCGTAAGCTATCTGCATAACAATACAAACATTGCCTGTGGCTCGACTCTGAGCCATGGGCATTTTTTTATCGTGTTTCGATTTATTCGGAACTCGGTGGGGCAAAAACATGAGGTGCTGCCGAATGTCTTGCAATAACAAGTAATAAGTGTATAATAAATAAACAAAGAAAGAGGTGCAAAATGTGGAATAAACTACAAAACTGGCTAATGAATGTATTAGCACAATGGATATGGACAGCTATTATGTTTCCAATCAGAGCTTTCATAGGATTATGTATAGCTATTAGTAAGCATATGCCTGAGAAAGTAGAGCTGCCATATGAAATCAAAAAAAAAACTGTTAAGGAATAATATGACAAGTATACAATTTTATAGTTGTGTACTGTTTTTGTTTTTACTTATCATAATGATTATAACTGTATAGGAGTAATATGGGTTTTAATAAACTTGAGTTTTTAGATAAACTCGAAGAATTACAAACACAGTATGCTGAATGTAAAATAGATACAGAGCAATTCGAAAAAAGTCTTAGAGATCTTGGTATAGATACTGAAAGTGTAGCGTTTGAAATAGATGCTGCCGAAGACGCTAGGTATAATTTTAAATTAGACCAAGCTAAACAAAAAGAAAAGTAATGTATTGTATTTTATGGTCTTTAAAAAAAACTGAACAATGGTCTTTGTTTACTAACTTGTGTTTCGTAAATGAAAAAAGTGCTACCGAATTTGCTAGTAAACAAAAATCAAGGAAGCATAATTTTAAAATAGGATTAACTGAGGAGTGGTTTAATGACAAAAGAAAAGAAACAAAAAGTTAAAAAATTTAGTTGGAAAGAACATAAAAAATGGATTAGCAGTTTTGCTGATGCTAAAATTGTATATCCAGAAGTTAAACCAACTAAACGTAAACGTAAAAAATAGAATTTGTTCTAGACAAATAGGTAACCTAGAACCTGTATTATCTTTTGAACCATGGACTAGATAAAGATAAGCTAAAGTACTGGTGACTAATCAAGGATTGTGAATCACATTACGGTGGTGGTGGAAGTTAGTGTGTAAGATCCCCCTCGAATGAGGGGGATTGATTAACTAGAAAGAAAGAAAGAGGTCGTATGCAAACAAATATACAAATACAACAAGATGATCTACTCACAATAGATCCAAGTGCGTATTTTGAAGTAGAAAAGAAACAGCTTCATTATTGCAAATCAGATAGTGAATGGTCTGGTTTAGATTATGAACCAGTTAATAGATACGCATTAGTTAGAAAAGATAATGGTAAATTACTTGGAATACATTCTAATGATTACATTGTTAGACCTTATGGCGAATTAGCTGCTAAGGTAAATGATGTAATATTAGATGCAATACCAGATATTGATAAATGGAAAATTACAACTGAAGATCACATTTATGGAGATGGTAAAAAATTCAGACGTAATATTAATTTTTGGAATCATAAAATTTATTTAGACTCTCATGAAAGAGCTAATGAATGTATTATTCCACAAGTAAGAATTTATTCATCACTTGATGGACAATGGGGTCAACAAATTATGTTTTCTTCAATCTATATGTGGTGTTTAAATGGTATGGTAAGACCTGATTGGACATTTACTGTTTATAATAAACATAGTTCCAAACAGGATATTACATACAGTGTCGCTGAGTTTCGTTCTGGTTTAGAAAGCCATAAAGAAATGGGTGACGAAATGTTTAAAATGATGCAAAAGAAAGTGAGTGTAAATGAAGTTACAGAGTTATTTAGAAAAACCTTGGCTAACACAAACAAAAGAAATCTCGATATCGATAATAACAGTGTTATTGTTATGCGTGATTTGGACTCTTTATGGGGTAAGTATGTTGCTAAATATGGCAATACAGTTTTTGCGATTTATCAAACTGCAACTGACTGGGCAACACATCCAATCACCAGAGGAGCAGTTTACAATGTTTCGAGAAAGCGAGAAAAACAAGTCGCAGAAATGATGCAATCTAAATATTGGGAGAACTTATATGGCTAATTGTTATTTTCACGCCAAATCTAGTGCAAAGAGATGGGGTGGTAAAGCAGAGGATTATCAAAAAATCCACGATTGGATGGATGAAAGTAAAAAACTTTCTACCCATTTTGCACACAGGGCATTAAGACATCATGCTGAAGGATGTTTTGCTGCCGAAAAAGAATTTGGTCATACAATAACGAACAGCGATGGTAGAGCTGTTCCTGTACGACTAATAGTAGAGAAACATATTATCGAAGATTTAGGTTGGATTCCTAGCTTTGATGATTGGATTAAACAAATAAAACTATCCCCATGGATGGTGAAAGGACAACATAAGTTATGAACGCAAGAGATATAACATTAGTGGGAACTACATTTGATTCTCACACTGATGATCCCAAATGGTGGGATTACGAACTTGAGCAACAAAGATTAGCTCAACAAGTAGAAAAGAAAAACTCAAATATACTTAAACCTATATTTAAGAAAATGGTTGAACAAGGTGTATATAAAATATCTGCACCATTTTCAGGTGGTGGTGATTGTGGTGGTTTTGATGATTCTATTGTTTATTACAACAAAGACGGTAAAGAAATAACAATAGATTATACTAAATTAAATCCAGATGGATGGAGAACTCATTACATTCCATTAATACACAAAATACCAACTAAAACTGAAGGTAAATCTACATGTCAAATTTTTGAATATCAATGGACAGATTACAAAGATTATGAAGTAACTAAAGATTGGTTATTATCAAGATTTTATGAGTTTGGTTTTTTGAATGAATGGGGATCATTTGCTGGTGATTATCATGTTAATGGAGAAGTTATAATTTATCCAGAAACAGGAAAATATACCATGCCATATAATCAATCAATTGAAGAATGGGAAGAATACGAACCAACAGGAAGGATGTTTGATGAAACTAAAAACGATAATTGAAATATCTAGAGCATTAGGAAATACAATTCCTTGTGATATGGATGAACAATTAAAAGAAAAATATTTATCCGAAAGCAAAGGCGAATGGATAGAAATTGGTGAAATGGATATAATACATTTTATCAGAGCTTTTAATAAACGACATGATAAATCTACTAAGAAAGTAAAATCTTATGTAGAAGAATTGTTACAAACTATGGAGATACCGTATGAAAATAGATGAGCTAATAACTTATCTTGCATCAACAGACGAAGTATTTGCTAAAGTACAAGCAGAGCTAACGTATGGTCAAGATATTTTAAAACACATTAAAGGTGCTTTTGTTTCTGGATCAGAACTTCCAGTATCTAAAGCTACCGAACAATTTTATGCATCTAAACATTATACTAATCATATTGATAAGTTGCATAAATTAAATGTTGAACAATTAACTTTAAAAAATAAAAGAAAAACTGCTGAAATGAAAATAGAAATATGGAGATCAATGGAAGCATCAAGGAGAAAAACTAATGTCTAAAGTACATCTAAAACCATCTGATAAAGCTATTATAAAATTATATACTGATAGAGAACATGATATTTATAATGCTGGATTTAAAGATGCTAAAGAAAGAAACAAAACTATTTTTAAATTTGTACCAGATACTAAACCAATACATAATGAAAAAGTTTACGATATAATTATAGACTCAGTATGTACTTGGTTTAAAATTAAAAAGAAAGAATTGTTTAGTGGTATGAGATGTGCTTATCTTGTGCTGCCGAGATCTATGGCTATTAATTTGTTGAGAGAATGTACAGCATTTTCTTTTCCACAGTTAGCTGTGCTTACAGGTAAAGATCATACTAGTTTAGTTTATCATGTACAAATGAGATTAAACAAAAAACATTATTGGAGATTAGATAACAATCATGGTGTGTATAATATTATCAAAGGAATTATAAATGAAAAATGCAAGAAATCAGATAAACAATAAAATTGGTGGGCATATTAAACGATTGCGTAAACAATCAAAACTCACACAAAGCAATCTTGCTGACGTATTAGGTGTTTCCTTTCAACAAATACAGAAGTTTGAGAAAGGTGAAAACCGTATATTTGCACACCAATTGTTAGAATTATGTGATGAATTTAAATGGAATTTAATAGAATTTAGAGCATCAGAGTCATCTGTTTCAGACTCTAAATAGTTAGTGAAAACCATGGTATACTAATGCCCATGCGTTGTCAGGCGAGAGTTGTGGCAACGCACATTGGGTGTTGACAATTAACTATTTGTGCGTATGCTTTAATTATGGCAAATCAAGAAGCATTAGGCCCAATATTCCATAACCAAGTAATTCCACAATTTGTGGATGCTAGGAAGAATAAAGGAATATCACAATTAGAAATGGATGAGATCTTGGGGGTAGCCAAGGGATTAGTTTCTAAATGGGAGTGTGGAATAAGAAAACCAAGTGGTTGGTTATTCTGTTGCTGGGCAGATGCTTTAGATATGCAAATAACATTAACCCCAAAGGTGCTAAAACAATGACAATAAATCCTGATTTTAATCCTGGTGAAATCACAAATGATCCTATTGTCAATAAAGTTGTTGACATAGTTATGAAACGACACATGCAGGGCATGGAGAAGTTTGGTAAAACTATGGAAGTAAACGACAGACCTTTAGATCAATGGATAGATGAAACAATCGAAGAATTGTTAGATGCTGTTCATTATTTAGTTAAAGCTAAATCTATTACAGATAAGTTTAAACTAAAAGAAAAAGAGCTGCAACAACTTGTTGATAAATTTAAGGAAGGAACATTTGTAGATGATAAGGAAAATAAAACGCAAGAATAACATAGATTATTCAGCTCCTCATAATAGACAAATGCTGTTTCGTATGCGTTTGCTTAAATTTTATAAGCAAATAGAATATGATGATGACATTTATGTTGCAACTGCAACTAAGATATTGAATGGTACACTTCCTTGGAAGTATGTAAATGAAATAGAAAAGTTGAGGTTAAAAGATGAGAAAGAAAAAAAAGAAAAATGGAAAAAACTTCAAAAGACAAAAGCCGAAAGCCTTGGTCTTAAAGTTAGATCCATTGTTAATAGACATAAAAGATAAACACTTTTGGAAAGTAGGAGGAACGATATGAAAGAATTTGATAGAAAACAAGGTATTGGTGGTAGTGATGCTACCAGATTATACGAAGGTAGTTGGCATGAACTATGGCAAGAAAAAACAGGTGCTACCGAACCTGCAGATTTGTCTGATGTATTACCTGTACAGATGGGAGTACATACAGAACCATTTAATATTCAATGGTTTGAAAAACAAACAGGTTCAAAAGTAGATGGTAAACAACAAACATTTTTTCATCCTAAATATAAATTTATTTATGCTCATGTAGATGGTTTAGTATTTAGACTTAATGAAAATGAAACTGCTTTAGATAATTATGATGCTATATTAGAATGTAAACATACAAATGCATTTAGTAATCCAAAGAAAGTAGCAGATAAATACAAAGCACAGATACAACATTATTTAATGTGTACTCCATATAAAAAATGTTATGTTTCTGTATTCTTTGGTAATATGAAATATGAAGTTATGGAAATATCTGAAGATCTTGAGTTTCAAGAACAACTAACTAATGCTGAAATATTGTTTTGGCATTTTGTAAAAACTAAAAAAGAACCACCAGAGTTTATTAGTTTTGAAAATTTTAACAGTAAGGAGTTTACAGATGGAGAAACAATTATACCCATACTCACCAGGAAGTAAAGAGGATGGTACATCATTAGAAGCTGCTGAACTTATTAAAGCAGGAGCTGAAACTATAAGAGTTAAAGTGTATGATGTTATATGTAATAAAGGTAATTTTGGTGCAACTGCAGATGAAGTTGCAGAGTTATTAAATTTGAGTCCTTTTACAGTTAGACCTAGAGTTACTGAGTTGTATAAACAAGGTAAAATAGAAAGAGCTGATAGAAGAAAAAATTCAAGTGGTGCTATGGCTTATGTGTATAAAGTCAGTAAGCAGCAAATAAATAAACTATACACAGAAAGAGGTGCATAATGGGAAAACCAATAGATAGTAGAGCATTAGCTATACTAAAAAAACTTAACCTAGATCAGAAAGACGATCAAGGTCAATACAAAGCATTGTGGGATTGTCGTGGTACTTGGGTAATGTATCATAGATTTATTGAACAAGCAGGTGCAGAAAATGGTATTGTATATTCATATGATGAAATAGAAACTAATTCTGCAGATGGTATTGTTGTAGTCAAATGTACTGCCCAAATGGAAAAAGATAGAGTTAAATATCAAGTTATATCTTATGGTGAGTCTTCACCTAAGAATACTAAAAACTCTTATCCATATGCTATGGCAGAGAAACGTGCTTATGACAGATGTGTTCTTAAGCTATTAGGTTTACATGGCTTTGTATATTCAGAAGATGAAATGCCTGATGAAGTAAAAGCAAAAGGTAAAGAAGCTAGTAAGCTAGATAGTAATATTAAAATAGTTAACGTAAAGGAGATGAAAAAACATGATAAATAAAGTTATGTTAATTGGTAGATTAGGTGCTGATCCAGAAGTCAAAAAAACTAAAAATGGAGATAATTTTGCTAACTTATCTTTAGCTACAAATAAAAAAGTTAAAGATAATGAAAAAACTACATGGCACAAAATTGTAGTATTTGATCCTCGTATCGCAGATACTATGGGTAAATACGCAAAGACAGGTACATTGTTATATGTCGAAGGTGAGATTGAAACTAGATCTTATAAAGATGCTAATGACAATCAAAGATATGTAACTGAAATAATTGTACCTAGATATTCTGGTGTAATTAGAATGGTCGGCAGTAAATCTGAATCTAAAAGTTCAGATACTGGTGGCGATTTTGAAGATCAGTTTTAATAAAATTCCAGTGCAGTTAATTTCTATGTTTCATGGCTGCCTAAACACAACTTATTACTGAGTTGGGAATAAACAGTAATAGTGTGCGATCATACACACTTAAAAAAGTTACATTGAAAAATGTGGCTCCTTTCTGCCAGGGGGGTTAGTTGCCTAAAGTTTTATCATTCTTTAGGTTTTTCCCCCTGGTTAATTTGGTGCAGATTAATTAGCAGTCCTAGGCTAACTGCTTAATTCAAGATGGAAACGGTGCGTTGCTAGTTCTTGAGCCAAATGCAATAAAATGATATGAGTATTTTAGATTTGAAAAAAGAATTTAAAAAACGAAAACTAAAGCTAACGCATTGCGTTGAGTCTTTAGAAGAATTAAATGATTATCTTACAGTAGATATTCTTAAACGTGGTAATATAGATGCAACTCTTGTTGCTCTTATTTCTGCATCAATGACACTTTGTTCTCAATATAATAAAAAAAAATTTGTAATAGATTTGTTTTCTTCAGCATTAGCTACAATAGAGTCTGAAAAATACCGAGATGACGGTAATAAGCTAAATTAAGCTCTTATTTTAACTTCTTATTTATAGGGTACTGAGATACCGAATATTAGCTTGAAGGCTACTCTCCGTGGCTCTGAGAGCGTTTTTCGTCATCATTTTTCATGCATATATAGTGAGCATGCCCAGATTTGTAAAAACTGACAAAACTATCTGTATTTACTATTTCTTCTTGACAATACCTGCATTTGCCTACGGTTACGATTATTTCTTTTGACTTTATCCAAGTCTTTTTCTTTAAATTGTTCTTCATTTGGTGTGTTATTAGCTAAGTCTTCTAAAAACTTATTCCAAGATGAGTTTTTTGATTGAGAGGCTGCCATCTATATTTGATTCTAATTCTGCTTTAGATTTAATACATTGATAACTAACATTGTTATCTAAATTTCTAGATGCAACTCTTTTACCTTTTAAACATTCACTCATAGATTCTTGTATTCTATGTTCTTTAATTTCATTATTAACAATCATTAAAAGAGCTACTACAGTTTCAATCATTAATGTACTGTCTTTCCATTAGCTCTAACTTTATCTTTTAGATCTTCAATATCTTTTAAAGCTTTATCTAATTGTTCTCTTAAAAATTCTATATTAACTTTATTAGTCATATTCATTTCTTGAGTTTCTTCCATTTTTTCTACGGTCTTGTAAAGATCTTCGATTAAAAATATCTGTTCTTGATCAACAGGTACTTGTTCACTTTTTTTAAGTAAATCATTTTGAAATAACTCTCTTGAAGTTTCTAACGATACAAGTCTTGCAGTAATTTCAGTAAATGCAAGTACTCCTGCTGCAACGAGAACTATTAAAGAAGCAACCGTTTTCATAGGCATCTGAACAGCTGCCGATTCAGATATGTTTAATGGTTTGTTGCTCATTTTTTCTTAATTTTGTTTAAAGTAGTAACCCCAAATGACGCCCCTACCATAGTCAAAATAATATACCAAAACATAGGATCTGCTTTACCTAAAGCATCCCAAGCTTTATCACACCATGGTTGAGTCCATGGCAAGAAATGAAGTCCAAAAATTGTTGTGTAAAACAAAACTAAATATTCGTCTTTCCATGAGTTTTGTTGTTGACGAACTTGTTCCATTTGTACACCAACTTTAGCAACATCTAATGTTGATGCTGCTTCTATTTCTTTAGCTCTAATTATTTTATCCTTTTCCATTTTGTGTTGGATTCCTCCAATCACTTTAGATCCGATCATACGAGTAAGAGGATTTTTAAGAATAGGTAAAATAAAATTTAACATTAGTATCTCCAAACATTAGGTCTAACTACATACTTTTGACCTTGGTCTATTGTAAGAAAATCAATATGAGTAAATGTTTTAGCAATACCTAAACCCATAGCTCTTGGATTATATTGTAAAGCAAATCTTAATAATTGATATTGTGTTTGTGTATTAGTACCAATGTCAACTGCAAAGCCAGTTGTATGTGGCCCATCTTCACCTGTACTTGATACCGAATTGTTATGTTCAGGGCATCTATATCCAGAAGTAATAGTTACTCCTGCACCTTTTACTTCTCTGTATGCTTGTACAAAATCTAATATAACAGATGATATTTTTAATGCATTACAATGTTGACAAGCAAATTCAGATGGTTTGAAATTATGCCATCTAACTGAATCCCATTGATCTGCATGTGTTATCATATTTTCCATAAATATTTAATATACCATTCTTTTGCTTTGTGCCATTTTCTTTCAACACAATCTTTAAAGTTACTCCACTTTTCTTTTAATTTATCCATATTGTTTCTCCAATCTATCCATAGAAATAAACTGACTTTCTTGGATGTGATTTTCCCAGATACCGAGTTCAACTATACCCCAACTCCATCCAGTTAAATTTAATTTAGCATAATCCTCAACATGATTAAAAGGCAACGCACAACCTACATTAACTATTCTAACGTAATTTTTATCGCCTATTTTTGGGGCTTTCCAATCTCTATATTTATGGGTGTGACCAAATACTATATCATTAGTTGCATCATTAGCTATTTGTACTTCACAGTTTTTACCACCATATTCTTTTCCCATAATATTTAAAGGACAATGAGTGAACCCCACCCCCCCTATATATTTAAATTCACCATAAGGTGATATTTTCCAATTGTTTAAAATAAAAGAGTCGTTTAATTCTTTTTTCATCATACCTTGTATTTCTGGAATATTTTCTTCAAATTTATTTACTCTTTGTTCGTGATTACCTAAAGTTACATGCCTAGGTATTCTGTCATTATCAATATATTTATCTAATAATCTAATTGAAGATCTTAAAGAATCTATGTCTACCATAAAAGCATCTTTAAGTTTACCAGCTTGTGTATGATTTTTTTGAAAATAACTTAAGCTATCAAATGAAGCCCAATCACCTATTTGTATTATATAATCTGGTTGGCTTTGTTTAATATATTTACCAATCCATTTAAATCTATCTTGAGATATATGTGGTGAGTCATGTGCATCACCTATTACTATTATTCTGTGACCTTTAAACACTTCCTACTTCCTTACATATGAACTTAGTAGCCATTTTAAATTGATTTACTTCGTCTACGTTTTGTTCTTGTAAGAAAGTTATAGAGTAATTAAGTGCTGCATCAACGCACTCACCCCAAGTATTATAATGAATATTATGATTAATTGGAGGTGTACAAACATTATTTATAAAACTACAAACCCAAACTACTAAAACAAATTTCATTTCATTTGGAAATAGCCTAGTATACCTGCTGCTATAGTACCAAGAAATACTAATACAGCTACTATTCCTTTTCCTTTTGAAACACTATCTTGTAATGTATCTACTTTTTTTTCTAATCTATCAATAGAAGAAATTAAATTTTTCATTCTTTCTGCACATAACTTTTCGTGTGCTGAAAGTCTTACACCTGCTGTTGCTTCAGCATATTGCTTTGGTGTAATTTTTTTTCTAGGCATTATCTTAAAAATATCATTTGCCTTCTTGAAGCTGATCTTTGGTCGTAACTTACATTGTTAGATGAGCTGTCTGTATGATAACCAGCTTTTATACCTAAACCTCTTGCTGTTGTGTGTACACCTTCCCATGGTCCAGGATCATTCCATCTAATTTTACCTAATCTTACTCTTCCTTCTCCAGCACCATACGCACCAACATAAGCCTCTTTAGTCCAATCTTCAGTATCAAAGTCAGCTAAATTTTCTCCACTAACTGTATAACTTCCATTACTGTCATGATAAGTTCCATGATCAGTTTCTACTGGTGGATTTGCCGACACATGAGTTCCAACAGTTGAGCCAGTCACAGAAAATGCAGTACCACTTGTCCAAATATTATGAAAGCCAGTTGTCTGAGATGCTAAATCAAATCTTACCCATCTAGTCATATCATCATTTGTTACATACAAATAGTTAGCTGGAAAATCTTGAGCTGATTGATACTTAGCATGATCATCAGTAATATTTAATTGCGATGAATTATAATTATTATTTGTAGTCCATAAGTTACTATTGTAATGCCAGTAGCTTGAACTCCCAGCACTAATTTTAGCAGCTAATATAACTCCACCATCTATATTCATATTACAGTATTGTTGGTAGCCAGTAGAGACACCAGTTGGTTTTATCCAGTAAGTTCCATTCGTTGTTGTTCCAGTTAAAGTTTTAATATGAGCAGCCGAAGGAGCTGAAAGAGCTTGAGTAGAACCATCTAATGCTTGTTGAACAATAATGTTAAAAGACCGATTTACAGTATTTGATCCATCACTAGCATTTACTGAAAAGGAAACTGTCGTATCACTTGTAACATTGTTTGGATTTCCAGTAATTTGACCATTTGAAGAATTTAAAGCTAGACCAGCACCAGTTAAATTCGATGTGCTTTCGGTGTAACTTACTGATCCTCCTTCTGGATCGGTAGCACTTAATGTAAAGTGAGTTGCATCATTTAAATCATTTATCGTTCCAAGATTTCCAGCAGATGTGTTCCAAGTTGGAGTAGCATTGATATTAAAAACATCTTCTTTTACAGATGACAATCCTCCAGCTGAAGTAACCGAAACATCAAAAGGCTCTTTAGTTATATCAATGTTTGTATTTACTCTAGCTGTTATTTGAGTGTCTGAATTTACTGTTACAGTTGGAGATGTATATTCTGTTCCATCATTGCCAATAAATTTTACTATTGAACCAGAAGAAAAATTTGTACCAGTAATAACTAAATCAAATCCAGCATCTATTTGTGTTTCAGTAATATTCGAAACATTCGATGCAGTAATCAATGGAGCAATATCAATAACTTTAAAAGCAGATCCATCATAATATTCAGCTAATCCAGTTGTAGAATTAAATCTAATTTGACCAGCGGTACTGCCTCTTTGAGCAGTCGTTCCAGATGCTACTTTAGTACCTTCAGTACCAGTATCAACTATGTTTTCAAATTTGAAGTCTGCAATATCTCTTGCTTTAGTCACAGGAGTTATCCTCCTATCATTACATTAGCTTCTTCTTCAGTTAATGGCGTACCTGCCACTAATTTAGCTTTTGCACTAGCTTTTAAATCTGCTTTTGCTTGTTCAGCATTAGCAATTTCAGTTTTTTCTGTTTCGTAATTAGTATCTTCAGTTTGTTTTGCTGAAATTTCTTCAGCAGTCATTTCAACTTCAATACCATTAGGATTTTCTTTATTAACAATTACTCTTTTCATAAATTATTCTCCTTATTTAACTCCATATAATTCTGCTCTAAAACCAGATTTTAAAGTTCCACCATTGCAATAAAATCTAAATCCTCTCATTGTTCCAGTACTATCCCAAAAATGACCACCAGAACTTGCTTGAATTTGTGTTCCACCATCCCAACCTATTGAGAGATTTGTAATAAATTTGCCTTGAGTAGTACTATCTGCATTGTGAATATACAAGTTTCCAACAGAAGGTTTTGAAGCACTATTATGACATTGAACAAGATAGAATCTATCCCCATTCCAATCTGAACTTGTAGATGCACCAGACCCACCAGAATTTACAACAAACCTACCAATAGCAGTATATTGATTGCTGTTAATAATATTTCCTGCACTATCTATTGCTCTACCATTTACCCAACCACCACTAACACTAGTATGTCCAGCAAACTGTATTACATAATATTTGTAAGTTGAGTAATCAAATAAATTATCAAAATCAAGTTGTGCTGTATCACTTGATAAAGTTGTTGAACCAAGTTTTACCCAATCACTAGATACATTAGTCCAACTTGGATTAGCACCAGAGCCACCAGTTTGTAAAACTTGACCACTTGTTCCTGCACCAAGTCTAGCAAGACCAGAGCCATCTCTATAAACAATATCGCCTTGTGTAGTTAATGTTGTTGTTAAGTCAGTACCATCTGTACCTGCACTAGACATTTGTTCCCAATATGCAGTTGCAGTAGATGGGTTTTGGTTTGTACCTGCTTGAATAGAAATGTAAGAAGATCCAGAAAGACTTACTACATCATCTACAGCATAAGCAGTAGAAGAACTCCATGCTCCTCGCCAATTAAATTTTATTGAACCTAAATTTACAGTTGCCATATACTCTCCTTTATAAGTAATTTAAATTACAATCTACGCACATTATATAGTAGCTATTAAATTACCACTACTGTCAATACTCCATGTAAATCCAGTAGAAGCATAAACTACGTCATCAAATGTAGCATAAGTTGCTGCATCTATATTATCTGCTCCACCACCTGTTGTTGTTACTATTAATTCTCCACTAGAATTTACACTAAATCCATAAACTTCAGCAGAACTAGAATTTGCATATTCTAATGCAGTACCACCAGAATTTACAACTAAAGCCTGTCCTGCAGATCCAAGAGCAGCAGGTGTATCTGTTAAATCATTAATAGATATATTAGCTAATTCAAATGTACCATATGCAACAATATCAACTTCATCTGTTCCAGAAGTACCAATTGCACTAGCAAATACAATACTTGTACCTGAAGTAGTTGTAATATCTCCTTCAGACATACGCACTCCATTCAAATACACATCAACAAATCCTGCATCATATGCTAAGACAGATCCAGAATCATCTGCACCTGTTATTGTAGTTGTACTTGAAGATACGCTATAATGAAATCTATTTGCTGTTCCGTTTACTGTAGAACCTGCAGCTGCCCATCCAGAAGATTTGTAAACTTTTAGTTCATCTGCTGTAGTATCAAAATATAAATCACCTACATCGAGTGAGCTACTTGGTGCTGAACTTGAGATTCTATATCTTTCAGCAAAAGAGTTTACTCCTGATAAATTGGAAGCAACTGAGTTTACATTTGCTATTGAACCAGCAACACTATTTACATTAGTTATAGATCCAGCTACTGTATTAATATTTGAAGCATTACTTACTACAGAAGTTATATTTGCTTCCATTCCAGCAACTGTTCCAATATCTGTTGCGTCATTTGCAACAGTAGTTACATTAGATGATATTCCTGCTACTGTTGTTATATCTGAGTTTATACCTGCAACTGTAGTAATATTAGAATTAGCTGCTGCTACCGTATTTATGTTTGTGTTATTTCCAGCAACTGTAGTAACATTTGCAGAAATACCTGCAACTGTGTTTACATTTGTAATATTATTTCCAACTGCATTTACATTTGCAATGTTAGTTGCAACTGTATCTATTTCTGGACTTGCTTCTTGTAAGTCAGATGCAACAGTTTCTATTTCAGAAACAGCTTCATTTAAATCATTTGCAACAGTTACAATATCAGCAATGTTTGTTGCTACCGTATTGATATTAGTTATATTTGAAGCTACCGTATTGACGTTTGTTACAGCTCCAGCAACTGTTGTAACATTAGATGCAATACCACTTACTGTAGTTACATCACTAGCTATTCCTGCAATTGTTGTAATATCTGTAATATCTTGTGCAAACTCTAAACCATTACCAGCACTATTTACTGATAATACTTTGTTAGCTGCAAGGTTAGGAAAAGTAATATCAAATGTATTTGCTGTTGTTGCTGCAGCTCTTGGAGAGAATTTTAAATCTCTTTCAAGCTGTTGACACATAGCTATAATTTTATCTAATTCATCATTAAGTGAGTTGATTTGAAAAGCACCTGAAGTTGGAAAGTCTGTAGATCTAGATATTGCTAAATCTCTGTAAATAGTAATTACATCATTAAGAGTAGCCCCACTCCCCCCTAGTGTAATTGATCCACCACCAGAAACTCCTGCTCCAGATACCGAATATTGAGAAGCACTTGATGGTGATGCATTAAATGTTAATTGGCTTGTACCATTAAATACTTTAATATCTGCGTTTGTAAAAAACTCAAATGGTACAGCAAAACTAGTTTGTCCACTTGTTGCTGTATATTGAACTCGAGGTTCTGTATCAGAAATAGTAATTGCCATTAATGTAATCCTTTTTGAATATCGTCAAATAACCAATCAAGATACCATACATTTTGAAATGGTATTAACCTACGCACATTTTTTGCAGTGTGATGGTTATATTGATTTCCACCAACATCATATAAGATGTCAAAGATGTTATAAATCTGTCCACCTGTCGGCCCAAAAATTGTTCCTGCTTTCCATCTATTAGAAGAACCAAATGGTTTACTTTCTCCAACAGCAGGGCCAATTCCTATTCTGTTATCTGTTAAAGTTTCTATTGCTTTATTAATATCTGTATATATTCCTGCAAGTCCAGATCTATCAAAAGCATTTAATAATTTAGTAGTTAATGATTGTTTTGAGTAATCTCTACCAAATCTAAACTCTGTATATATTTTATCTATAAGCATACCAGATCCCATTAGTAAAATAGAACCAAACATAAAATCTAAATCTTTTTCTTGCATACCTCTCATTAACATTCTTTGAGTAGCTGATATTGCAAATTTTTTAAACTGAGCAAATGTAGAACCTAGTTCTGTACTCATCCATAATGGAGTATCTCCTAAACCTGGAGTAACAATAGTAATATTAATATCTTTATTAAGTGCTGCACCAAAAGCATCAACTGCTGCTTCATCTTCCCATTTTGCAGTATTAGCCATAAAATTGTGTTTAGTTTTTTCACCATGTTTTTCAAACATATTAGCTATTCTTCTAGCCATATCTTGATCTATACCAGAAGATGATAATGCAGTTTTCCATTTATCTGGTAAAGAACCTTTAGTCCATCTAATAGAGTCTTCAATAATTCTAGAACCAATAGTAACAGATGCCATAGA